TGCACTAAGTTGAGCTACACTAAAAGAACCTAAAACAGTAGCATTGCCAGTAGATGTAATATGGCCTGTTAAGTTTGCATTGGTTGTTACTGTTGCAGCATTACCAGTTGTGCTCTGGTTAAGGGTAGGGACGTTGTTTGCATGAATTGTACCAGCCCCGTCAGATGTAAGGTCTACAGGAATAGCATCAACAACCAAGTCAATGTTTCCGTCACCGTCTTGGTAAGTCGCTGATATTCTTGTCTCTGTGTTGCCACTGAACATATCGCCTACGATATCTTGAACCTGCTCCGTACTTAGCTGAGTATCAGCCGTCATATCGGTCACTACAAGGTTGATCTTTTGAGTGCTGCTATCGTATGTAGAGGCAATACGAGTGTCCGTGTTTGAAGTAAACATGGCGCCCACAACAGACTGAACAGAGGAGTCGCTGCGACTTGATGACGGAGTTGAAGGGGTAAATGCTCCTGACGAAGTGTCGAACACTAATGTTTGACCATCTGTAATATCTGAGACCTTTACATCAGTCAGTTCTGCTAGGCTCGTAGGAGTAACAGATCCAACAAGATCTATGGACAAAGTGTTTTCAGGGCTGACAACCTTCGTGACTACATTGGTAGACTCACTAAGAGTCAGGTTGATTTCATCAGCTCCAACAGCACTCGTCAGCACATTGGTGCTGCTCGATACAGAAAGTGTCAAGTCGCTCATACCGTAACATCCTCATTGACTGTGATGACACCCGTAAGCCATGTCTGGGTAATACCGCCCTTGATCGTTTGAAGATCGTAGACATACAAACCGCTGCTGATGTTTGCCATCACGCTGGATGGAATGGTCACCGTGAGCACCCCTCCTGATGAGCCCGTTATAGTCATTTGACTGTCGTCAATGGTGGGCAAGGTGCTGACATCAGTCTCCCTTAACTGCATCTTAAAAGAGTATGAAGTCAGGTTTTCAGTGACACCACTCGAATTTGTTACATTGACTACTAAGTTGAATGTATCACCCTTACGACAGGTGATGTCCAACCGTTGAGCTACATCGAGGCTTACCTTACTCATATCAAATCAGGTCTTCTAAAAATTTCTCCAAGCCCTCGTCCTTTTCTTCGACTTCTGGTAAGCGAGGGATCTCACCTTTTCTCTGAGAGATAAGCTTAGACTGCTCTGATGCCGTCCGTGCTATCCTCTCGTCCTTGCCTGACTCCTTCATCGTCTCAATCTTTTCTCTGAACTCCTGGTCGCTGGCACGGGCACCGAGGACAGCTTGAGCTTTGATCTGCTCAATCTCTTTCCTCATCTGATGCATGGCCGAAGCCACCTGCACATCGACCTGAGCTTTGAGCTGCATCTTCTGCGCATCGATCTGAGCCTCCATCTGCATCTCCTGCATCTTGGACTGTGAGGCCGCCTGCGAAGCCTGTGCGTTGGCTTGAGCCTGAGCTTGCATGTTTTGCTGAGCAAGCTGCTGCTGCTGAGCCATGCGGCGCTTACGGCGCACCACCAGAAGCCTCTCTGCTTGATCGATGTCCTTGAGCTGCCTCACCGCCATAGCGTCCTCCAAGTCGATTTCTTTCTGAGCCAAGGAAGCCTGGATATTCTGCTCCAAGAAGATGCGGTCCTCGTCAGACATAGACTTGATGACCTGGATGCCAAAGTTGTACATAGGTAAGTCCTTGAAAGAACTCAACACCTCCATGTTGTACTTGCCGATGGCTTTCTCGTAGGTGCGATACAGCACTGACTTCTCTGGGATGATCTGCAAGCACCTGACAATATCCTGACAAACACGCCTGTACAAAACAAGCGACGCATTCGTAATGTCGTACAAGGCGTTGTTGCCCGCAGCCAAAGCTTGTTGTTGCACGCCCACCAAAGCATCGCCCTTGGGGGTCGATGCATCCATGACCTCGTTGACACCCGTAGCATCACGAATCATTCTCAAGTAATGATTGTACAGCGTGATAAAGGAGTTGATGTTTCTGATCTGGTTTTCGATAGATCGGATCGGTGGGTTCTGGAAGCCTCCCTCAGGATTCTTCGAACGGTAGTACATGATACCCGTCTGCTCGTAGATGTCTTGCAACTCCAGAGGGCTCAGGTCACCGCCACGACCAAGCTGTACATTCTCCAGTCCTTCAATGTCGATGATCAATCCGTCAGGCTTGGCCTTGGCTACGGCCTGCTGGATCTTACAGTGTGTAAGCTGCAACTGATCGGCGAAGCCCGTGATGCCTCCCACCAATGACTTGGGAATCATACGGCGGATGTTTGTGCAGGCGATGCTGTACGAAAGCTCGGCACGGGAGATGTCGTGAACATTCTTGGGAATGTTCTTCATCCGTCCGTAGTTGAAGATCTTTTTGCTGTCAACGATGTAGCATCCTCCGTACAAGGTCTCCACGTCCATCTTGTATGGCTTGCGGTCGTACACCGATTCAGACGCAGGCTTGAAGGCCATGCCCTTGTAGTAGAACCCTACATTGCCAAAGCGTGACTCCTTGCTTTCGTAGTACACCGTATCGACGCTCTTGAACTCGAAGTCCAAGACCTCGATCAAGTAGTCGTCATATCCATAGGTCTGCTTGCGTCCCGCACGGTCGTAGCCACCGCTAGTCATAAACTTCCCCTTGTCGTTGTAGCTCTTGTGCATGACCTTCCTGGCCAGCTCCTCGTATTCCTTCTCGGTAAACTCGTCACCCGCCATGCGCTTCAAGTCCATGATGGACATGCGCTTGATGTGACCCGCATACACGATGTCATTCATGTGGGGGTCTTCGGTGTAGCTATGCAAGAACATAGAGGGGTCTACATACTCCGTCGTAATGCCGTAGTTGGGGTCGTTCTTTCTTTTGGTGACACCCATGCCTACCTCCACCAAATCCTGCACGCAGCGGCGGTATGTGTTTTGGTCGAAGCTGTTCCAGTCCAGCGTCAGGGACGTAGCCATCTGCGCAGCTATCTCTGCGTTGGTCTTGATGTTCTGATCCAAAAAGATCTCGGCCTCCTCTGTCGTATCGGGAACCGAGTCGGGATCGACCTTCGTGCTTAGACCCAAAGCCTTGGCCTCCTGGAAGGCTTGCTTGTTCTCAATCGTAATCTCGATCTCCTGCCTCTTGGTTTCCTTATCCTGTCGAGACACAGGGTCGATGGCTTCTACAGAAGGGTAGGGCTTGCGAGAAAGAATCCTGTTGACGACAACCTTAACGAACTTCGGGATGATAGGTACAGGAGCCCAATCGATATTGAGCAGCGTGCCGTCACCGTTGTTGGGGTCGAGGCTATTGAGGATCTGCTTGTAGATAGAAGTATCCTGCGTGCCGTTGGCGTAGTCCCGATTCTTTTCAAACTCGTAGAAACGTCTGTTCAAAAGAGAGGACGAATCCTGGTAGCTACCCCACTGCCCCATGATAGCGTTTGCAAAGGCTTGCCCATACGACTTACTTTCCTTGACTTTTGGCTCCGCAAATGGATCTGGGAAGTTGCCGTATACGCCTTTGTTGTCGCTATAGTTCATTACAACATTATTGTGCTATTTGCAAATATAACAATTTTCACTTGCGAAGAGTAGAGGGGCCGCCAGCGTTGTACTTGTATCGGCGGAAGAAAGTTTTTTCGCTGAAGTCTGCCCTCTTAGCCTTTGGCTTTTCTTTCTGAGCCGCCAGCAAAGCAAGACCCGAACTGATCGACAAGTCATACTTGGTTCGATTCGTAATCTTAAACTGTATCCAATCCTCAAGTGTCCTGTTAAGATACATCTTTCCCATCTCACCTTCCTCATTGTATCCTACATGCTGATGGATGTAATCTTCGATAGCTTGGGCGTGAGCCTGCAAGACATCCTGGGAGTTGGACGGGATGCCCTTCGTCTTGACATTCACCGAGCTCGAGGTGGACTTCAGGTGGTCGGGTCTATCCAAGACATAGCCATCGTATCCACGCTCCTCAAAATACCTGACAATCCCATACTTGTTGTTCTCAATCAACAGCGGGTACCCATAGAAAAACGAAGCCATCAAAATATCCTCATAGAAGATCTTGGCCATCGGTGGCCTGCTGATATACTCAGCCACAAAGATGTTCGAGGGATGCTGCATGCTGAACTTGTTGTACAGGTGGCACGCACCCTTCGACCCCCTACCATCGACGGTGGCATCGAGGTCGTAGCTGTCTACGCCCCCACAGCCTAGAGAGCTGTTGGGGGCTATCATCTTACCCCTGTGCTCCTCCCTCTTATTTCTCAAAGCTGGTGGAGGCATCCACGCCACCCGCCACCGTCCGTTCTTCATAGGGCGGAACACAACCTCTGTATCACGCCTCCCATCTTTCCAGACGAAGTTGCCCTCAACGACAGGGTTGGGATACAGCATGTCGTTGTGCTCTATCTGATCGTAGATCTTTGAGATGTCGAAGAGGCTGCCTTCAATAGAATCACGGAAAGCCTCTTCAGGAGAAAATGGGAACTGCCTGATAAACTCGTTGAGCTCTCTGGTATCCGACTTCATAGCCGACCTCTCGTTTTTCAAAAACGTCCTTGAACCAAAAGCGATGGACTCACCGTCCAATCCATCCATAGGAGCAGCAGGGTCTTCTTTGACAGCGTTTCCGTACTTGTCGAAAAAACCCTCTAGGGCTTCTTCGGCAGAAACGAAGATGCGATACAAACCACTTACCGTCCTGCCATTCGCATTGCGGGACTGGGGGTCGCTGTCTTCCCACAGCTTCTTGTATTGATTGCCACCCTTGTCCAAAGGGTTGACGGTAGATCCCACCAGGGCGGTGCCAATAATTTTTCTACCCACAATAAGGCACGTCCTTTGGATGCGCCATGCCTCCCTGATGTCTGTGGGCTTCTCCCACTTGCCCGCCTCGTCGAGATACAGCATATGGAGCTTCTCGCCGTCGTAAGCGTTGTTCGTGGTGTTCTTCCAGTTGATCACCGTGTTCAAGGCATCGCCCTTGAACGACGTCTTGTTGTTTTTGGTGATCCTCTTAGAGGGCTCACGAAAGGCCAGCTCCACACGAGGGTTGGTCGTACCGTCTTGGATAGGCTTGAAAAAGAAAGGGTAGTGCCGAAACATCTGCACCACCTTTTTCATGAAGATGTTTTCTTGGGCGTCTTTACCTGTTTTCGACTGGATGCCGAGAAGCTTATCCTTAATCTGCGTAGCCTCATCGACCAGGACTGAAGAGCAGATATTAGTATATCCAGAACGGCGACACTTAGTGTAGAGCTGACCCATGCAACGTGGGTCCACTTCGCACGCAGCCATGTGGAGAAAGATTTCACGCTGGAAAGAAAGGTACGAAGGATAGCCTATGTCCATCTTCGTCCATTGCAGCATCATGTAGTGCCGACCCGTAATATATGTAGGGACACCATCGTTGAAAAACCAAAAGCCCTCACGCCGACGCCGAAACTCCTCTTCGATATACGGACGAAACTTTTCTCTAAACTCCCTCGGCATCTCCCCCCACTCATCCATAGAACGAATCCTAGACAGCTCTTCTGGCATAGCCCGCCTCTGCCACAACTGCATGTCGTTTGGACGTCCATATCCTTCAACCTCCTCTTGGGGCGGGACAGCGGGAAGTACAATGACCAGCCCACCGAGTTCAACAACTTCACCCTGTGTGCCGTTGGGACAAATGCTGACAGCCTGCTCATCATACTTATCGACCTTGACCAGCATAAGCCTTCACGTAGTTTTTGGATTCCTTGTTCTTAGAGTTGTTGTTCTTAGAATGCACACCCTTTCTACGAATGCGCTTCTTCTCTACTTTGACGCTTAGATTCTTCATTTAATTTTTTGTTTCGTCTTTCTACAGTCTTGATTCTGTGACAGTTGGAGCAACGTATCTCACATTTTCTCATCTCCTTTTTGATTGAGGCTATGGAATACGAACCATTAACCATATCAGAGATGTTGTGTGACTTGTCTTTTACATGATCAAAATCTAGTACCAGTGGATTTGATTCGCCACAGTCGATGCACTTGTGCAGGCTCTTGACCCTTTGCACGTAATCTCTTGCCCATCGCCTTTGTGACTTGTTCCACTTCTTAGCCTTGTCCTTGTATTTGGCACTATGCTCTTGATAGTACCTTCTATGATATTCTCTTTGATATTCTTTTCTCTTTTCAGGATCCTTGAAAGGCATCAGTCCCCTGAATCGAGATTCCAAGACTCCTCCCAAAAATTGAAGTCTACTTTATTTCTCTGCCAGACTATCTCCTTCCAATCACTTAGAGTATCGCTCAGCGAAACCTCCTGAGTAGTCTTTGTCTTCTGCGATTGATCCATTGTTCGTAAGGTCTTTGATCATTTGTTCAAGCCGCTGGCGCTCTACCAGAAGCTCTTTGCAGTCCGTAGCTGTCTGCTTGATCGATTGCAGCTCAGCCTTCCTTGCACTACCGTTAATGTCTGGATCTACGGGCTTTTTGATTTCATCAATCATGTTGTTGATTGCCGTTTCCATAGACTTCATCAATCGCTTGGCAGCTTCAATCGTTGTGAACTTCGACATAGCTGATGTCTTGTACACGCATACGATAGACAATGTCGTCATTGTCTAACTTAATCTTGTAGTCAGCACTCTTCTCAAATCCTACTATGTCACCAGGATTTACATCTTGCTCCTCAAGTTCTGGGTGTGGGGTGTATACCTCGGCGATGTCTCTGACCTCAGGGTTGAGGTCGGGAATGATGATCCCTCCCTCAGTCTTTTCCTCCTCTTTTTTCTGATCTACAGGCAAAACAAACAGCCAGTCCGCAAGCATGTGCAGATCCTCTGTCTCCTTGCTTCGATACGCAATGGCTTGACTGAGCTGACCGTGCTCTGCATTGTACATACACATGTACAAATTGTCTCCCAGGTCGTCTGAGATTTTAAGGGCGCTGTTTGTTGTGACGTGATGATGGAAGATCAAAGTGTCTCCCTTCTTGGCATCGCCGTCGTACCTCAAAGGCACAGAGACGATCTCTCCGTAAGCAATCCTGTTTTCAAACTCGTTCCACTTGGAGTCTAAGTACAACTCCTTGCCACCGACATCGATGGTGTCTTCAAATGTTTTAGGTACTCTTACGATGAAGTGATGTAAGGCTTTCATAAAATTAAAATTTGCAATCGTATTCTATAAGGACAGGCTGATTCTCTATCGTCTTCCAAAGCATGGTAGAATCCTCATCCTCTACATACACCTCGTATCTACGCACGTTGTACTTGTACATAGACCTCTCGTCTTCTACGATCATGCTGATCCGTGAATCACCTGCACGCATACCAATGAAGTATGCCATAGCGTCTTTAGGGTTCGGCCCCACGACGATCTTTCTAATGATGTTGGCCACTTGATTTAATTTAGGCATATATCATCCAACCAGTCGCCCTTGTCTTTACGGCTGGCTTGATATGCGCTGTCAAGTATACTAACTAATTCCTGAAATGCATCATCGCTTCTGACAGACCACGAGTATCCAGCCGTGACTTCTTCATCTACGATCATGTCTTCACGCTCAATCACAAAACAAAAGACGAAAGCGAAATCACTAGGTAGGAACTCGTCCTTGATAGCGCCATGCAATTCACTTATCAAGCGGTTTACATACTTTACTCTTTCGTCATTCGGGTCCATTAGGAGGCCCCAATCACAGCGATGCTGGATGGGTTTGCATTTGTAGTTGTAAGTCTTGCGTCAACCACCCATGTGGCGACGGCAGAAATGGTGGCGCAGTGCAAGTGGATGACGTCACCCTCGTTGCCACCAGAGGTGGCGGCATCGCCATCGATGCTCAAGGTGTCGTTGTCAAACGTGTTGCCTGTATTGATGACCTTCTGTACAGCCACCTGGTCGTCGGTGGTGGAGTTGACCACCACCTTACCAATGAACCTCTGTACCGTGCCGCTGCCAGCAGCGTTATTGGTAGCGATCTTGAAAGCTGTAGAGCTGGCGTCAACGATCACAAACTTGAAGTGCAAGCCCGCTGCCGCTGTAGGCAGAACGATAGTTCCGCCCGAAAGGGTGTTGGCGTCAATGAAGTGTGTCTTGCCAGAGTCAGCAGCCGTAAGCGTCACACCAGTGGTGATGTTGTTGACCGTCTGCGTGCTGTTGTCAAAGGTGATGGTGCCGCTGCTGTTGCTGACCTGGATGTTGGTTCCGCTGTTGAAGGTCACAGTAGAGCTCGACCCAGCAGTATCGGCGACGGTAAGTACGGGGTTGCTGGTGCCCGTCACTGTAGCGGTAACGGCATCAAAGGCGGGGAGTGTTCTGAAACCTACGCTCTTGGCTGTGCTGTCCCACACAAGGACATCGCTGGAACCAGAAAATACAGGTGTGTTGATCTGAAGGCTCTCGACCTTGACGGCAGCGGTAGACAGCGACAGGGCTGAGTCGTTACCCAGTCCGTCTTCGATGACCTTGAGACTGGCGCTCAGAGCTGCTGAGTCTGAAGTCTTCAAAAGG